TACGAACCGTATGAGCCTCAAGAGGAATCAGAAGATGAATAGTGTATTAGCAAAGCGCGTCAACGAAGCAGCTCAGCACTATGGCTACAAAGGTCCACTAGACCCTGGTATGATTCATCTTATCGAAGAAGAAGGCTTTGTGCCTGAAGAGTATAAAGATGATGTTGGTGTGTCTACGGAAGGTGTAGGCGCTACGGAAGAGAACAAAGGCAAAAACTTCTTTACGGAAATCTTTCCTAAGTATGAGGCACGAGCGGCGCGTAAGGTTAAAGGCTATACGAACTTGCCGCAAGAGCTAAAGAATGCTGTGCTGTCTGCTGTGTACCGTGGCGACCTAGGCCCTAAGACCGCTAAGCTGTTGTCTAAAGGCGAATACGCAGCGGCAGCGGAAGAGTATCTTGATCACGCTGAGTATAAGAAGCGTAAAAAGAAAGACCCTAACGACGGCGTAGTGCAGCGCATGGAACGCAACGCCTCCGTAATGCGTAAGTACGGCGCGGAACAGGAAGCGTAACAGCCGTATGGCTAACGTAAACCTATCGCTAATCCCGTGGCAGCAAGAAGTGTATGAGAATGCTAGCCGCTTTAAGGTTGTCGCTGCTGGCCGTCGCTGCGGTAAGTCGCATCTAGCTGCTGTGTCGCTAATCGTAGCGGCCCTTAACGGCCAGCCAGGGAAAGTGTTTTACGTTGCACCAACGCAGGGCATGGCGCGTGACATCCTGTGGGAAAAGATATTTGAATTAGCTGGAGAGATTGTCGAGAACAGTAACATCAACAACCTAACCATTACGCTCGCTGGCGGCAACACCATATACTTAAAGGGTGCTGACCGCCCCGACACCCTGCGGGGTGTGTCCTTGAAGTACTTGGTCATGGACGAGTTGGCGTTTATGAAGCAAGACGTATGGGAAGCTATCCTGCGTCCAGCGCTGTCAGACCTCAAAGGCAAAGCGCTATTCATTGGAACGCCTGAAGGCCGGAACCATTTCTACGATATGTGGATGGGAGGCTACTCCGGGGCCTGGGACGATTGGCAAGCGTGGCAGTTTACGTCACGTGACAATCCGTTCCTAGATAGCACAGAGATTGACCATGCGGAGGCTACGCTGCCCCGCTGGGCTTTCAACCAAGAGTATATGGCTAGCTTTGACGCGCAGGGCTCGGAGTTCTTTGATGCTGATGAGTTTATGTACTATGACGAAAAGCCCAAAGAGCTGCCAGGAGATTATTACATTGCGGTTGACTTGGCTGGCTTTGAAAGTGATAGAGGGGCTAAGACGAAGCGCAGAGACAATAGTGCCATTGCTATTGTGTTTGTAGACGAGAACGGTGTGTGGTGGGTTGAAGACATTCAATATGGACGCTGGGCGCTAGACGAAACGGCAGAGCGTATCTTTAAAGCTGTGGAGCAGTACCGCCCACCGTCTGTAGGCATTGAGAAAGGTATTGCTCAGCAGGCCGTCATGCAGCCGCTCAGCGACCTTATGCGCCGCACTGCTCGTGTGTTCCGTGTAGAGTTGTTAAGCCACGGAAACAAGAAAAAACAAGACAGGATTCTATGGGCACTGCAGGGCCGCTTGGAGCATAAACGAATCCGCTTCAAGCACGGCGCATGGAACACAGCGCTGGTGGATGAAGCCTCAGCGTTCCCGTCGCAGCTTGTACACGACGATTTGCTTGATGCTTTGAGTTATGTAGACCAGATGGCTATCGTGCCATACATGGCCGATCTGGACCTTGAGGACGACTACGAACCATTTGATGCAGTTGCTGGCTATTAGTCCGGGCCGCTACGCTTAACATAAGGGAACCACTATGAGTGACAATGTGTTTTTACAAGAAGCACAATTTGGCCCAGACCAAGACTTGGCTGAGTGGGTGCTGAGTCGCTGTAACAAATGGCGTGACCATTACGAAAGCAACTACAGCGCTAAGCACGAAGAGTTTATGCGCATCTACCGTGGCATCTGGGCACCAGAAGATGTAATGCGTGACTCTGAGCGGTCGAAGCTTATCGCTCCCGCTACGGCTCAAGCCGTTGAGTCGTGCGTTGCGGAAGTTGAAGAAGCTACGTTTGGTCGTGGCAAGCTCTTCGACATCAAGGACGACCTTAACGACCAAGAGCCTGCGGACATTGCGTACTTAAAGCGCAAGCTTCATGAAGACTTTGCTGCAGCCCGCATCCGCTCCTCTGTAGCTGAAGTGCTTGTTAATGCTGCCGTGTTTGGCACCGGCATTGGCGAAGTGGTCGTAGAGGAAATGAAAGAATACAAACCTGCTACGCGTCCTCTGATGGAAGGCGACATGCAGGAGGTGGGCGTTAACGAAGTGTATCGCCCCATTGTCAAGATTAATCCGGTGCAGCCGCGCAACTTCCTTATCGACCCGAACGCTACCTGTGTCAATAGTGCCATGGGTTGTGCCATTGATGAGTATGTATCGCGCCACGTTGTCGAAGAGCTGCAAGAGTCTGGTGTGTATCGCGACGACGTGTACGTAGGCAGCGCTGCAGCGGACGAAGAGATTGAGCCAGATCCCGAAATCGACAGCCGCCCCACCGACCGTGTGCGCCTCCTCAAGTATTACGGTAAAGTACCCCGTGACCTGCTGCTGTCTGAAGGTGTGTCTGAAGACGAGATTGCAGAGAAAGGCGCATACGTTGAAGCCATTATTGTAATTGCCAACGAAGGTGAGCTGCTTAAGGCCATCCCGTCGCCGTATATGTGCCAAGACCGCCCCATAGTGGCGTTCCAGTGGGATATTGTACCGAGTGTGTTCTGGGGACGGGGTGTATGCGAAAAAGCCTATATGTCACAAAAAGCCTTGGACGCGGAGCTAAGGGCACGCATCGACGCCCTCGCCCTTACTACGCATCCCATGATGGCCGTGGACGCAACGCGTATCCCGCGAGGCCATAAGCTTGAAGTACGCCCTGGCCGCATGCTGCTAACCAACGGCTCCCCGTCTGATTCCATCATGCCCTTTAAGTTTGGGCAGCTTGACCAAGTAACCTTTGCGCAAGGCGCACAGCTACAGCAAATGGTTAGCCAAGCTACGGGCGCCGCTGAGGCCAACGCCGGTATGGTGCAGAACGATGTCACCGCAGCCGGTATGTCCATGACGCAAGGCGCTATTGTTAAGCGCCAAAAGCGTACGCTGGTGAACTTCCAAGAAAACTTCCTAATCCCGTTTGTGCGCAAAGCAGCACACCGCTACATGCAGTTTGACCCGGAAAACTATCCGGTGCAGGATTATAAGTTTGTGGCGTTCAGCTCCCTTGGCGCTATGGCCCGCGAGTACGAAGTAGCACAGCTTGCACAAATCCTGCAGATGGTGCCGCCAGAGTCTCCGGCGCACGGTGCGGTTATTAAAGGCATTATCGACCACCTTAATGTTACCAACCGTGACGAGTTGCTTGCTGCTATTGAAGCCGGCAACCAGCCCAACCCGGAAGCTCAGCAGATGGCAATGGCGCAACAGCAAGCGCAGATGGCCGTGCTGCAGGGTCAGGTGCAGCTTCTGCAAGCGCAGGCCGCCGAGTCGCAGTCCCGTGCTAACAAATACAACACGGAGACGGAGCTGGCACCGACGGAGCTTACGCTTAAGTACAGCGACCAGAACAACGACGGCGTTGCAGACAAAGACTTTGAGCGCCGCGTGAAGATGGCAGAGCTGCTGCTACGAGAGCAAGAGCTGCGGGGCAAGCAGAATAACGAAGCTGAGCAGTCTAAAGCACGAGCAGAGGCTGAGTTGATTCGCCGCTTAACGGAGATGGGCGGAGACATGGCGCCGCAAGCACCGCAACAGGAGCAGTAAGTCATGGCTTCTGATTTAGCGCTTTTTGCTATTGTTAACAATATAAAACAAGAAGTTGCAAACGTTAAGAAACTTGAAGGACCGCGTGGCGCACAAGGCGCTGCCGGTCCTGAAGGCCCACAAGGTAAACAAGGGCCGCAAGGACTACAAGGCCCTGAAGGACCACAAGGTCCCGAAGGCCCACAAGGTCCTCAAGGCCCTGCCGGTGAGGCTGGCGCTGACGGCCAAAACGGCATAGGTGTTGAGAGCGCCTACGTTGCCGCTGACGGCTCGTTAGTCTTTACCCTTACGGACGGTAGCGAAGTAGACGTAGGACCGCTCAGCGGGCTTTCTGTGGAGTCTCAGGGCAATACGTACATATTAGGCCAGTCGCAGGGCAGCGCAACAGGTGAAATAACAGAAGCTACGTCACTTTATGTCCCAGGCTCTGGCGGTCCCACGTCTTGGAACAACGTAGACGGCACTATTGACTTTCCGCTTAGCGCTGAAGTAACGCTACAGCTTGGGCAAGAGGAGTTCTTTTACGCTAAAGCCTCCGAGGCAATTAGCAAAGGCGAAGTTGTTATGTTTGCTGGCGCTCAGGGCAATCACTTGTTAATTCGCAAAGCTGACGTAACAGTTACGGGCTTTCGGCAAGAGTGGGTTGTTGGCGTAGCTAATCAAAACTTTGACATTAATGAGTTTGGATACGTTACGTCATTTGGTAAGGTGCGTAACATTGATACGTTAGCGTTTAGTGAAGGAGACCTTTTATGGCTATCCGTTACGACGCCTGGACAGCTTACTAACGTAGAGCCTACAAAGCCTGCTTGCCCTGTGCTTGTTGCTGCCGTAACGCGCTCACACCAAACTCAAGGCACAATCTTTGTACGTGTCTCGACTACCAAGAAGTTGCAAGAGCTGTGCGATGTGTCAAGCGCTACGCCAAACGATGGCGACGTGTTAGCGTGGGACGCAGCAACCAGCACCTGGAAACCAATAGCGCCGGTGTTTCCGGCATTGTATGGCGTCACTACTTATCCGTAACGAGGAGTAAACTATGAAACCCTGTGCATCCTGTCCGTCCCCCGCTAAGTGCAAGAAGGCTG